TGCATAATGCCATTATGAAAGTGTAATATGTTTCCTTTTAACTGATTTATATTTTCATCATCCCATTTTAAAACATTATACTTATCAAATCTTTGTGTTGTACTATTACTTTTTAGTCCTGTATAAGAATTTACTTTTCCAGCTGGTCCAGTTGATACAGGCAATTCTAATATTTCTTTTTCTTTGCTTAAAAGAAGTTTTGCTAACTCTTGAAAATTAACTTTTTGTACCATAGTTTCAAATATTGTATAATCATATTCGGGTGCAAAAAAAGTTTTTTTAGGTTCACTTTTAAATTTCGCTATTGAAACTTTAGATTTTTTCTGATCCATTAAATAGCTCCTGATGTAAATTTCTTCCAATCAATTGCGTTCTTAATAGTAAATGTTCTATTTGTAATTTGTCTAATACTTCTATCTAAAAAATCAACAACTGTATTGAGATAATCAACCTTTTGTTTTGCTCTAATAACTTCTTCGTCTGAATCAATATACTTATCTACGTCTTGCCTTAATATTTTTAAGTTAAAAGGTTTTTCAATATAGACGCTAGGGTCTGCTTTACCTGTATAGTATTCCCACTTACCTCTTTTAACTATATGTAATTCACTTTCTGCTCTACTTAACATTAACTTAAACTTTGTTAAGTGTTTGAGATATTGGTTATGTAATTGAGGTGTTTTGATTGATTCTAAATCAAGTTCACTATCGTTAATTTTTAAGTCTTTGTCTGCTTGTTCTTGTAATTGTTCTAAATCCATAATTATCACTATAACATATTATAATAGAAAAGTAAAGTTTCTTACGTAACTGTTACCGAAGTTTGTCCACTTCCTTCTGCAAATTCATATATTTTGTATTGAAAGTTAACTGTTGCTATTAAATAGTTTACATCCGTTTGTTGTTGATTATAATTCAATCCAGATAAAGATGTAGGGAATACGTCTGCGAATCTGACTTGAATATTTGTTGTATTTTTACTTGTTAATATACTTAATGTTGCGTCTGAATAAACAGCACCAGTAGCACCTGCTTGGTTTCTTATTATACCTGCGTCTGTTTCTTGTTTTCTACCAGTAGATGTTGGAAATCTATCTGCACCACCACCAAGTAAATCTCTAAATTCTTTTCTATCTTTAGGAAAACCTAGACCAGTTAACCAACCGTGTATCTCTCTATAGTTTTCTAAATTTTCATCAACCATAAAGTCCATAGTAAGAGGAGCATACGCTAGTTTATCTCCAGGTACAGGTATATTTTTTAATGGTGTTTGTTGTTCCATCATACCTTCTAGTGTTATGCCTGGTAAATTTACTGCCGTACAAAAAAATTCTACTTTAGGAAGTTTTGTAATAGTAAATTTAAACTGCGTTGGAGCTGCATAATCAAACTTCGTTGGTTGTCTTTTGTATGATTGTTCTATTGTCATAGTACTATTTATATGCGAAAATTAGGCCAAAAAAAAGGGGAGTAAAAACTCCCCTTTTAATTCTGTTAGAAAATGTTTCTAACCAATGATATTACATCAAGTTAGCAACTTGAACTTTTTGGTAGTATCTATTAGAGTTAGCACTTCCAGCGTCATTTACTGCTGTAGCAGCACCTGACTGAGCACCAGTTTCAGCGAATGGATTAGCGATTAAGCCATATCTAGTCTTGAATCCGATTTTTGGTTGGAAAGTGTCTTGTCCAACAGCTCTAACCATTTGTAGAGGTACATATGGGCAATAGAATATTCCTGCGTCATATGGTGAAGTACCTTTGTATCCAACAACGTAGTACTGTTTAGCAGCACTATTAGCTGAGTAAGGATCAATGTATACTTTAAATCTACCGTTAAGAACACCTGCAAAAGTATTACCTGTGTCATCAACGTTTAGGTTGTTGTTAAGAGCTGGTGTGTAGTCTAATACGCCTGCCATTTGAAGAGCAGAAGCAACATCAGAAGAACAGATAATTATATTACCTTTTCCTCTTCTGGTTCTTTGTGCAATTCTATTAGCATCTCTTTCAAGTTGGAACATAAGACCTTTGAATCTCTCAACTGACCATCTGCCATTTGAGTCTGTATCTAGGTCAAAAATTCCCGCTGTAGTTACGTTACCAGTTTGAGCACCTTTTTCTGAATTGATGTAGATAGTTCTTACAACTTCTCTATTGATTTCAGCTAAAATTTCAGCTGATAAGATGTTTGCAAGTTCTGTTTCTGCGTCTAAACCGTGGATTGCTTTTAAGTCTTGAGCAAGTTCCATAGTGTATTCAGCTTTAAGAGCTCTTGATTTAGCAGTTACCGTAGATTTCTCTATTGAGAAAGCCATTTCAGCAAATGCATTACCGCTAGCGTCGCCTAATGCTTCAGCTTTCGCTGTAGTCATTGCTTCGCCTTTAGTATAAGTTCCAGGTGAACCGTCGTTTAATACACCAGGATTAGTTCCTGCGTGGTCTGTTGCTGAATAACCGTCAACAGAAGATCCAGCAGCATTTCTGCCTGAAAAATCTGTATCAGCTTCATCAAAGAACGACTCTCCGCCTGTTTGTGAAGTATATCTACTTCTCATTGCGAATATAAGTCCTGTAGGACCTGTCATTGGTTGAACACCTGCAATGTCGTATGCGATTAGATTAGGCATAGCTCGTCTAACTAGTGAAATTAGGATTGGATCCCAATTTGCAACAGCACTACCTGTTGCGTTAGTCGGAGCAGCTTCAGCCAAGTAAGCGTTATCTTCTTTAGAAGCACGTTCTTGGTTTTCTAATATCACAGATGTAACGGCACGTCTATAAGCATCAGTAATTTTTGGTAAATCAGGATGCTCTAGTACTGGCTGCCATTTTTTTTCGTGTGTTTCAGATAAGTACATATGTGTTTATCTCCCTTTATATTTACTTAATAGACAACTTAATGTCTTTAGTTTTGCTTATAGCGGCGCTGTAAGCAGCCATAGATTTTGATAAATCTTCACCAATTGGTGTTGATCCATCTGCCGCTCCATCATCTAGTTTCTCTTCAGCAGTCGGAGTTTTCTTTCCAAAATAAGATTCTTTAACAGTTTCTAATTTCTTTTGATAGTCTTCAGCGTTAGAGTACTCAATCTCTTCAGCAAGTTTAGCAAATTTTTCTTTTGCTGTGTCAGCAAGGTCTTCAGAAACTTTAGCTTTGATTTCATCTCTAACTTTAGTTCCAACTTCCTTATTTAACTCAACATTTTTTTCAATCTGCTCATTGAGGTCTTTTTCCAGTTTTTCAATTTTACCTGCTTGGTCTTCAAGCACGTTATATTTTTCATCTGGAACATCAATGTAGTGGTCTTCAAATAATTTTTTCAGACCATTGATAAAGTCTTCAGCAATTTCTCCTTTGATACCTCTTTCAAGAGCGATTTCGTTTTCTTTCATCCACTCTTCAACAACGTATGCAAGGTAAGAATCAACTTTTTCAGTTAATTCAGATTTTGCTTTAGCACTTTCTTGCTCTAATTTAGTATTATAATCTGTTTCCATTTCTTCAGCAATTTCTTTTACTTTAGATTTGATTGCCGCTTCAAAAATGGTTGCAGCTTTTGTCTTAAACTCTTCGGTTAAGTCTTTCTCTCCAGCGATTAAGGCGTCAACGTGTTCTTTTACGTCAATGTCTTTTTTCTTTTCTTTATCTTCGTCTTCAGTTCTTACCTCAGCGTCATCTTTTTTAGCATCTTTTTTCTCGTCAGACTCTTTGACATCTTTTTTGTCTTCTTTGTCTTTCTTAGCGTCAATAGCTTTTTGAAGTGCTGGTGGTAAATCGCCTTCTTTAATTTCTTTACCGTCTTCGTCTTTTTTAGTTTCTTTATTCTCCAATTTAGTGTTGTGTCCCGATAATTTTGGCATTGGGTCAGCAGCACCTTGTGATTTTTGAGGAGCTTGTCCAGAAACTTTTGTAACTTTTTTAGTTGCGTCAGGATTTGAATCTGTTGGTTTTACTACTGCCTTACCTAAATCTTCATATTCACTCATTTTAGCAATATGAGAAGGTTCAGCCGCAACAGCATTCTTTTTAGGAGCATCCGCCATTGGATTAGGTGAATTCGCCTCTTCCACTGCTTTTGCTTCTAACGCCTCTAATTTTTGTTCTGTATCGGCCATAAGAATAAATCTCCTTAATTAATTTAAACGTTTAAATTATTTCTCTTTATTAATAGATATTTATAAGATTACAGTTTTTCAATGAATTCTTTAAAGACTTTAGCTTTTGCTTCTGCTAAACGTAGTCTTTTAGCTTCATTTATGTACTGTTTCCACTCTTCAATATCTCTCTCTTTGATAACACCATTATCCCATACCCACTCTTTATTTTCCATAATGCCTTCTACGAAAGCGTCAGGAGCGCTTGGGTCTGCTACAATGTCAGCGGCAGTTGCTAAGTAAAAATCTCTTCCTACTTCATTAACTCCGCCACGTCCTCGCACTAGTGATCCCATACCTCTTGAAGACACTCCTAATTGAGCACCTTCGTTAATAAGATTTTTAACAATCTTACCATATGGTGTATCCATCACTTTTGCTTCACCAACAAAATTTGAACCGTCAGGATGTAAGTCTGTTATCATATGACTTACTCTTTCAAGATTTACAACTGGTCCGTCAGGATGTCCTAACTCACCAAATGCACGTCTTTTGTTGATAAATTCTCTATTATATCTTGAAACTTCTTTTTCTAATATCTCTTTAGGATAGACTCTTCCATTCCTATTTTTGATATCTGCTTGTAAAAAGACACCTTTGATTTTGTAATTTTTCTTGCCACCAACCTCTTCAACTATAAATTGTGATTGAGCAGCTTCTTCGGTAATTAGTTTCATTGTTCTCTCTCTTCTCTATTATTTATAAGATTTCTTATCTAAATTCAACGATTAATGAGTAGTTATCGCCTTTAGCAAAATTCTTTGTACTTAACAATACATCACCTGTTGGTGTAGTTGCGTCATTTTTAAATGAGTTTCCATCAGTTCTTAAATCTATTGTTCCTTGTCCTGAAAGAAATAAAGCAGTAGAATTTGTAGCACCGTCCCATATCAATTCCACACCAGATTTTGCGTCTGATACGTTAACTGAATAATATACTCTTGCTATACGTCTTTCACCATCTTCACTCATAAAAGTAGTCGCTGAAGCGTCTATTTTTTGTACGTTAGTTTCTCCAGAACCATCTGAAAAGTTAGTCATTTTTATAACATATTTAACTCCAGATGTATCTGCTATTGTTTGTGTTGTAACTGTATCTGCCATTAGAATCCTAAATGTGTTGCGTCATAAAAATCTTTAGATAATTCACCACGCTCTACTGTTGTTCCTTTTTTTCTACATCTAGCATAGACCTTATTTACTACGCCAGTTCCAGGAGTTGTATAAGTTCTTATACCACCTGAATAAGTTCCAGGTGCGTCTGCATATGTATTGGATGCCGTGGCAGTATTTTCATACTCCCAAACACTATTTGATCCTGGTACATCTACCCACGCCATACTACTCTCCTAATTGTTCGTTTACTTCGTTATCAAAATATTTGTATAGTTCTTCTTTATTTATTTTTCTTGCTTCAGCAACTTTATCTACTGAAGACTCAAATTTAGTTATAATATCTCCAGACGTTCTTTCAATTAGACTGAAAGTATCTTGTACTGCTAACTTTAATCTAGGAGATAAATCTCCATAACTTTTAGAGTCAAGATACTTTGTATCTTCAAATATTTTACTTGTAAAAAAATATTCGTTATCCATTTCTATACACCTGCGTCTGGTGGTGTTTCGTGTCCTGGCGCCATTTCTGGTGCTACAGGTTCTGGTGCTTCTGGAGCCGGTTCTTTCGGTTCAAAAGCGATTTCTTTTCCATCTGTATCCATAATTTTATCAGTTCTTGCACTCGGGTCTGTTACTGCAGGTTTAGGAGCACTAAATTTTTCAGGTTCTACACCTTTAAAAACTTTAGCTGCTACATCTACTCTTTGTTTGTCAAGAGCACTTGCTACTTTATCTCTTAAAGCATCCTTAAATGCCTCTCCTGCGTCTGCATTTTTCCCTTGTTGCAATTTATCAATAAATTCTGCTGTCTTACTTGGAATACTTGCGTCTGCCATTACATATCTCCTTCTATTTCATCTTTATGTGCTGTATATTGTTGCATAGGGTCAGCAATAACACCATCTTTAACTTCTTTTCTAATCTGATTGTTTATATCTTCAATCTCCCTATCATTTTGACGTAAGATTTTTTTTCTTACGTACTCTACTGAAAAGTACTTACCAACATACTCTCTTACTGAATCAGCAAGTCTTATTCTTTCTAACAATAATTCAGAATCTTTTAGTTCAGCAAAATGTCCATCTTGTAAAAAGTCGTATTGTAAATGGTCTCTTACAATATGCCAATCTTCATCCGTAATTACGGCTTTTAAAACTAATTGAGTTCTTAATATATCGTTAAATACTTCAGTAAATTTCTTTCTTAATCTTTGAACAAATTTTGTAAATTTAAGTTCATCTCTAGTAATTTCAGTTGAACGTCCTAGATTAAATCCAGTTGACGCTTCTAATCTACTAGCAGGAACATTTAAAGAACGATATAATTTACTTCTAAAGTATTCTATATCTCCCATTTCACCAAGTTGTTGTCCACCTGGTAAAGTAGTAATATCTGTTCCTCTTCCTCCATCTCTACTTGGTAACCAAAAGTCTTCAAGCATTGACATATAGTTTCTGTCATCACGTATCTCACCTGTGTTTGCGTCATAAACAAGTTTGTTTCTATATCTTGCCATAACATCACGTAAGTATTGTTCTGCTTTTATCTTCGGTAAATTACCAACATCAATTTTAAATATACGTCTTTCAGGCGCTCTTGCTATTCTGTAAATAACACTTGCGTCCTCAATCATACGTAATTGATTAACAGGTTTAATTGCCTTATGTAAATATGATAAGACCATATTTTTATTTTGGTCTATTAATCCACTAGGACAAAATGCTATTGCGTCAACAGCAATTTTAATTCCACCTGATGTAGTATTTGTAACTCCTTTTTCATTGTATAAAAAGTATTCTTTAACATCATCAATGACGTTTAATCCATATGGAGTAGGACCGTCTGGTCTTCTTTTTCTTACTTCTCTAATTTTTTTGATTTTTCTAGGGTCTATGTATCTTAATTCTGTAATACCTTTTCTTGTAGATTCTCTATCAATTACTTTATGATAATATACTCTACCGTCTACGTACCATCTTCTAAAGATATCGTGACCTTTTGTATTAAAGTTCATCAACCTTAATACTTCTTTAAACTCGTCTTCTATTTTTCTTCTAACTTCCTTACCGAATGGTAAGTTATCTAGGTTTATTCTTATTGCGTCTTTGAGTTCATTAGCAACAATTGACTCGTTGATAATATCCTCTATTGCCATATCGCATTCAGGATGCAATGCTATTTCTCTATAACGTCTGATAAGGTCGTGTTCAGTCTTTGACTGACCTTCCATATCCAAGTATTGACCATAATACCCACCAGCGGCGATGGTTTGTGTTCCATCATCCGCTTGTGGTTGTGTAAATGCTTGTTTTGGATCCGTAGGTTTTTTAACCCGAGTTATAGAAAATCCAAATAATTCAGCCATAATTTATCTCCTTAAAACTTTCAATACTATTTATAATGAAAGATTAAGTAGTTGTGTTACTTTCAAAGTATTGGAACGATAATGTAATACTTGTTTCTGATAAATCACCCTTAGCAGCGTAATCCAAAGGAATTGCGTTAATACTTGCAGGAAATACACCTCTTAAAGTGTATGACTTGATAGTATTTCCGTTTCTATCCAATTGGTCTACAAATGCGTCTACTTGGTAATCTACAGGATTTGTTAATCCTTCGTTATCAGTCATATTATTAATACCATTCATCCATCTTTCAAATGCATTACGCAATTTGAAATTAGTATCATTTATTACTTTGATATTCCAATCCGCTATTGTTCTATCTCCAGCGATTTTTATTGCTCTGCCTCTAAAAGGTACTTCAATCGTTGTGATTGCCATACCAGGTAGTTCAGCAGCTTGACATAAAAATGCTAGGTCTTCTATTTCTCCGCCAACTTGTGCGTAGCCAGGAAAAGGCATAACCACTTTATATTGGTTACTTCTTGCTCCACCGCCCGACAGTTTAGCTTTGAAATCATTTATGTTTGCCATTGTTTTATTTCTCCCCTAAATTATCCTGCGACTTCTTCAAAAGAAACGCCTGTTCTTGTTGCAACGAATTGCAATGAGATAAAGTTGATACTTCTTGCTGGTTTTACAAATATTTCAGCAACAAATTCATTTCTATCCACTACTTCGCTTGTGTTGTTAGTTTCATCACAAACTACTAGGTAGTCTGTAATACCTCGTCTTCCTTGTACTTCTCTTAAAAAAGGTTCTACCATATTTCTAAAACCAGCTCTAGTGAATTCATCATTGAATTCAAATAGTTGGACTTTAGAAGCAGTTGAAATTGCCTTTTCTAAAATAATGAACAATCTTCTGACATTGACTCTATCAAATGCACTAGGTGTTTTCAATCCAGTTTTATCTCCGAACAATACAGTTCCTTGTCCTGGGAACGTAGTCACAGGATTTACTCTTGCTCTGTATAATTCATCTCTTTGAGATTGAGTTGGATTAAATGCTAGTTTAACTGCACCTCTAACGATACCTCTATTTAAACCTGCAGGTGAATACCAAGCGTCAGCAACCATATCAGTTCTTGCCGCTAGTCCTGCCATATCTCCGTTTAAAGGAACATATCTATAGACATCATTATATCTATCGTACATATATTTGTATCCACTATCAAAGAACACATAAGAAGATGAAGCAACTCCGTTAAAGAAATTTACAACATTATCTTTTTGTGTATTTGAATTTGACACATTAACTACATCACTTCTCTCTGGAGAAGCAAAAACTACTACGTCTTTTCTTTTCTCAGCGATTGTAATTAAGTTATCTATATGTGTTGCGTCACCAGCCCCTGCTATTAAAAGACCAACTTCTGTTGTTTCAGCGTCTTGGTATTTTTCATAAGCAGATTTAATTTGAGCAGTTGTAGCAGAAGTACCGTCTGCACCATTTATTAATGATACATCACTAACAGACGCTACGTCTGTAAATGTAGTTCCAGCTGCTGCTGTGCCCCAATTTGAACCCGAAGCATTGTGGTCCATCCAATAAACGTAATTACTTGAATTGTAAAGTACGTCTGAATAGTAATTAGTGTCGCCTTGAGGTGATTTACCGTCTGAAGCTTTTGAAACTGCTTCAAATTTTTCTAGTACTTCGCCTTTAACGCCATTAATTCCACCATCTTCGTCAACGATTGCAATATGCATTTCGTCATTACTACCACCTCTTTGTTGAGAGTAAGCAGATGTTCCTGGTGCTTTGTTAAATAAATCATAATATCTCCATCTTCGTCTTACTTGAGCGCCATTTGTAATTGTCGCTTGTAATCCAGATGAGTCAGTTGTGCCATAGTAAGAAGGTTCTTCTTTTCGTACAATGTTCAAGTCATTAGTAGCAATACTAATAACTCTATATTCATATTCATCACCAAAGTTAACTATATCTCCAGCACTTATTCCTGTAGATGAAGCAACAGTTACAACAGTATCTCCGACACTTGTTGAAGCGTCTGAAACAGTTGTCTTGTTAACTTCTTCGTAAGCAGTAGCAGATGGACAAGAAGAAACACTTAAATTGTTTCCCCATACTCCAGCTGTTCTACTAGCCCACATTCCTACAGAAGCAGAACCGTCAGCATAGTTGTTTTGGTAATCAGTAGTATTTTTTATTACAAACGAACTACCACTTTCAGTTGCGTTTGATACAGATGAATTCTGTACACGAACTACTTTCAAGTTATTTGAATATTGTAAAAAGTTTGAAGCACTAAAATAACTCTCAAAATTAGAGCTATCTGGTTTTCCAAACGTTGATACAAGTTCAGATTCACTACCGATACTTATAACTTCATCAAGAGGTCCTTTACTGAATTGTCCAGCAAAAGCTCCAGAAGAAGATGAAACGGCAGGAATAATTCTTGTTAAGTCTTTTTCCTGTACGAGAACACCTGGTGATACTTGAAATGCCATTAGGTTTTCTCCTTATAATTAGCTAATTAACTTCTCTATTTTCGCATATTCCGTATGTTTTCATACGACCATAATCAAAATTCATAACTATGGATATTTATATAAAGCTTGATTTAGAGCCCTTTTCTAACAACTGGATGCCAGACTGTTCCATATTCGTCTACTTCTGGTTTTTCCCAATCAGGTATACCATCATCTACAAAACCAAAAGGTGCCATATCTTGCTCTATTAATTTCTCTTGTTCTTCATATAGTTGTTGTCTGGCGTTAGTATTAGTCATTTCTTTGAAATAAGGTTGATTAGATAACCAGCCAAATAATACAAGGCAAGTCATTAAATCATCATTACAACCTTCTTCCGCTTGCCAAGAATTTCCTCTACGAGCATAAGTTGACATTTCTTCTATGATATTGAAGTCATTAATAATAACTTTATCGCCTTCAATTAATGTTTTGATGTTAGAACAACCAATTTTTTTAATCTGTTTTGTCATACGAACACCGAAACCAGAACCTCTTCCACTATAACCAGCGCCTAATATCTGACCTGCTCTTCCTCTTTGAGTAGTCATTAATATATTAGGATATTCTAATTCATAGTTTAATGATTCACCTATTTGTTGACCTATATCATTTGTTTCACAAAGAATATCTGCCTTGTTATATGCCTTGCAAGCTTTAGCTATTAAGTGTGGAAATAAAATCGGTTTAACTTCATTACTTCTATATTTGGCAACAACTCTATAAGGCATTTTAGATACATCAAATATTAAAAATGCTGAATAATCTTTATCTACACCTCTTGCTACATCAACACAACAAACATAATTTCTACCATTTACAACTTTTTCAAATACATCTAAACCACCACTTGAAGTTAATGCTGTCATATAAGGTGTATTTTTAATTTTTACTGGTGAAATTAAAGTATCTACTGAACCTAAAAATTCACACTCAAACTCTTGTTGGAATTGTTCCTGTGATGTATTACGTATAGTTGTTTCTTTCCACTTTTCATCTCTACCTGGTACTTCTGACCAATGTACTTCAATAGGTACATAATCATTTCTTTTGTTTTCAGCGTCTGTCCATAATTTATAAAATTGATTCATTCCGTGGGGAGTAGAAACTATAATAACTTTTGTAGTTTTACCTGATGTAATCGTAGGATAAACTGAGCTAAAAAACATTTCTGCTATATTAGCAGGTACGAAAGCAAACTCGTCAAGAAATATTATATTATAAGAACCTCCTCGTATTGCACTTGAAGATGTAGCGGCTGCAATAATAGTAGATTTATTTTCTAATTCTATATTACCTTTGTTCCAATTGATAACACCTTGTTGTATATACTTTGGTAAGTTTTCATAAGCAAGTTGTAATCTACCTAATATATCTCTAGCAGTAGAAGATTTATTGGCAAGTATTGCTATGTTTGAATTTGGATTAAATATTGCATAGTGTAATAAGTATGCAATTGTTGTTGTTGATTTACCTGACTGTCTAGGTAGTTTGCAAATAGTAAATCTGTTTTTGTCAATTGTATGAACAATCTTTTTTTGAAAACCATACATACTAAAAGGTATAAGACCTTCATCTAGGGAAACAATTTTCATATGTTGCTCCATAAAATATATTGGGTCTGCTTTACATTTTTGAAATTCTACAATCTGTTCTTTAGTAAATTCAACTGGTGTATTTACTTTTTTAAGATTAGGATTTCCTAAATATGCGTCTGTTACACTCATAATACTATTTATCTTATTTTACTTTAAAAAACCGAACCAACCAGTTATGATATATTTTTCGTGTTCTTTCGTTATTTGACCGCTATGTGTATGCGTAAAGTCAGTAGGCCAAATTAAAGTTAGTCCTTTTTTAGCTGGTGTTGTTAATTTTTGATATTTAAAATGTGTACCACCTTCAGGCACATCATTTAAATAAGTCATAAAAACTAAATTACGATTTTCGTGGATACTTCCTCTTTCAAAATGAGGAGCAAAATAACCTCCTGCTGGTGGATAATATTGTATATTAACTCCTTCAACTAAACCCCAAGGTTTAAAATGAGCAAGTTCAGGATATTTCTCTTCATATAAAGTACAACACTCTTTTAATGCTTGTTTCCACGCCCAATATCTTGGTTCTCTCCAATGAGGATCAACTCCAATATCTATTGAATCTTTATGTTTCTTATTAACACTAAAAGGTCCACCTATAACACCTGGTCTTTGTTCTTGTGGATTTTCTTTGAATAAATCTACGATACCATCACAAATTTTTTCATCCATATACCAACCACCGATAAAACTTTCTAATGGAAATTTATGTTCTTTCATTTATTATCACTCCTTCAATATGTGTATAACCTAATTTAATAGCTGCCTGCACTCGCTGACTGCCTCTCCACACACTATATTCTTTTTCTATATAGGGTATGCCCATTACACCGTATCTAGGTACTTCTGATACAATGTGCTCTTTTACTTCTATTGGATAATTTAATGATTCACCATCTAATAATTCTTTTAATGGTGCCATTGACTTAATATATTTTAAGTCTTTTATTGCGATAGGTTTTTTATTCTTTACTTTCTGATTTGCCGTCAATAATTTCATTTTCAATTCTCTTTTCTTTTTTAGTTTCCATACTTTGTTTATTCAACATCTTTTGTAATTCTGCTGTTGAACCTACAAATAAAGCATTTTTAATATTAGCATTTGTTTTACCAGGTAGTTCTTTTAAATCTTTTAATTTCTTTTGTAGGTCTTGTAATTTATCAACAGACGTAGCAACTTGTCCTATTAGTTGACCAACAACTTCATATGCTCTAGGGTGTTGACCTTCTTTTGCAATATCTAAAATACCTTGTATTGCCTCTTGACCTTTTTCTATAAGATTATAATAATTCTCTCTACTATAATCATAATCTGTATTAATATCTTTATCTATTTTTATTGCAACTTCACCATTTTTTCTTTGTACTGGAGCTTTAAATTCTTTAGGTGGTTCTAAAGGAGTATCAGTAACTTTATTTTTACCTTCCAAACCTAATATTTCATTAACACTTTCTTCCAATTTACTCATTATTCATCTTCTCCTGTTACTGGATTATATTTCTTTGTATCATCATAGAAACTAATCTTTGTTGTAAATCCAAAATCATCATCTGCATTAGCACTTTCAGGATTTGGTATCGTTATAATTCTTTCTTCTCTTGATAAAGGAGCATCCGTAGATGTTCCTAAATCTGCTTGTGATTTTCTAATAACTTTACCTTGTGCCATAGGTCCATATAAGTAAGTTTTAGCAGTAAAGTTTAAAGTATATATAACAGCTCTTCGCTTATTAAAATCACCATCATATGTATCTTCATATATTACTTCATCTAAAACAATAGGAACATCACGTTTAATATTTAATTCTGGTATTGCATTAATAGTAACTGTATAGTCTGGTTGAAAATAAGGTAATATTTGTTCAATTATTTGTAGTCCATTTTCTGCTGTAGCAGTAAAAGAATATAAAGAAAATTGTATATCATATGGTACTGGTGAATAATTAAAATTATGTATAGTAGAATCAGAAGATTTAACTCTAACAGTTTTTTGTAATTTATTTAACTTTCTATTAGGATCATATTTTAATCCTTTTAATTCAAATCCCATTCTAGGTAAAACAATTGCAAAAGTTCTACCTTTGTCTAAATTTGCTTGTTGTTCTAATCTTTGTATAAACTTTTCTTTAGGTGCATATGCCAAAGGTACACGCATTCTTTTAGTAACAGCGCCTGTGCTTGATTTCGTCTGTACTATAACGTTATTGAAAATTTGACCAAAAGCAATAGTTAGTCTTCTTAAACTTTGATTATAAAAATGTGTTCCGAACATTATAATATTTTACCTTTATTAGGTCCTTTTTTAATTCTATATCTTTGTGTGCCTGTTGCACCTATTTCAACTTCTGTTCTTAAAACTTTAGTTAATTCTAAAGTTTTTTTTTCTCTATTAACTTTATTAGTATGTTCAGTTAATTGTTTATGTCTATCTCTAGTGTTTTCCATTACTCATCAATCTCCCCAAACGGATTTCTTTCAGTAAAGTCTAATATATCATCTGCTGTTCCTACTGTATCATATCCTGCCTCTTTATTCAAGTCTAGGTTATCTGCATATGGAGATTGTGTTTGTATATTAGAAGCAGTATAATCTTCTTTCATTAAGAAAGATGGTTGACCTGTTGAATGGTCAAAGTAGTCTTCTAACGTTAATGATCCTGCACCTGTCATAGCCTCTTGACCGTATTCTAATTTTACTCTATACTGTAATTGGTCTAAAGTAGCTGCGTCTTCGTGTTGGTCAATAACTTCTAAACCTGTATCAAGTTTTTCACTTGAATATTCCCAACGAGTTACTTTTAATTTATAAACTGGTAAGTTTCCTAATTGATAGAAAGGTTCCTGGTCTTCTACAAATAAAATTTCAAAGAAAGAACCCATTAAAGGAACATAAATTACATCACCTTCATTTGGTCTTCCTGAAGCAATTAAGTTTGCTTTATTTGCAACTAAATTATTGAAACTTCTTTTTGCAACAACAAGTGTTGTGTCGTCCCTAATTTCTAATCCAAATTTACTTATGATTTCTTGCTCACCTGCAAAACCTGTATTGTTTTCAAAATACATTTCTATTGAAAATGAATCGTCAAACTTACTAGTTACATCTTCTCCTAGTATTAAATCTTTATTGACTAATGTTCGTGGTAAGTAAAAGACATCCTGACCGTAAATTTTAAGACCTTCAACAATTATATCTTCGTGTAGTCTTTTTTCGGCAGCATTGCCTATGCCTCGTCCACCTTGAAAGTAATGATTAACTGGCATAGCATTATCCTATCATAAAGGTTGGATTTAATTCGTATTGTGACCTGATTTTTTGTTCTAAAGTTTCTATATCTGCTAATGCTTGTGAATAAATTTCTTGTCCGTTTAAAGTAACCCCACCTATCATTTGAACACCACCAAATTTTGCTAAATTAGCGCCCCATTGTTTTTTAAATAAAGCAACAACATATTTCTTTAAAAATAAATCATCATAGACATCTGTAAATTGTTCTGGATCTAATTGTCTAAAACACTCTATTACAAGAAATTCATCAACTTGTAAATCATTTTTCCAATCCATATCTATATACAATCTATTATCGTGTTGATTAAATCTCATTGGTTTTTCACCAACTAATACGTGGTCTAAAAAATCTAAATGTCTTAATACAACATCATAATTAATAACAGACGTTGAAGAAAAATCATATAAGTCATTTAATCTTAATTGATATCTAACATCAAATAAATTTAAATTACCTTTGTTTGAAAATGGAAAAATATTAACTACTGATATAACTGATTCAGGAACAATGATATACTGATTACCTTCTACCCACTCACTTGATACAGTAGTTGAATCACCATAAGTTTTAGTAGCAACTTCAGTTGTACCTGTACCTGTAATTCTATCTTTATCTGCTTGAGTATACTTGTATTTTAGGTAGGTTCTTTTAACACCTTCATAGTGATATTGAGCAAAATATTGTAATGCTTCGTCCAGTCTATCTTCTAACTGGTCGTCATCTACGTTAATTTCTATTACTGGTTTTCCTAAAGCTCTTAAAGCGTACTGTTTTAACTGTTCTCTGGTTGCTGGTTTTGCCATATAAATCCCTTTATTGTATATTTATAATAACAATTATATCTTCGGAAACAAATTATCAGTACAGAATACTCTTATATCATCTTCAGGCAATCCAAGGGATCGCATTACTCTAGGGGTGTGTGGATTTTGTTGTTGGTGCTCGCAATAGAAGTTTTGAGCTCTTATAACATCTTCTTTTTTTGAATCGCTATTATAATGACCAATTTTGTCAAGATAATTTTCTAAATTAGACGTAGCAAGAGTACAAATTTGATTTAATTCTCTTTCATCTGATATATTACCAGCGGCAATCATACCTGGACTAAAAATTTCTAATGCCCAATCTGGCAATTCTCTTTTTTTAGATGGTTTATACCATTTGGTTTCTTCTATAAAATACTTTGTTAATGGGTGTTCTTTTAATAATAGTGGACTAAAATCGTGAAAACAACCTGTCACCTTTTTCTTTCCTGCAATAACATCAAATCCATAAATTGGACCACCATTTGTTAAATTTGGAAATAAACATATGTGTGCCATCCAAAGACCTTTTGTTTCTCTAGCATCCACTACGTCTACGTGAGCACGTCTTACACTCATATTAGACCAAGTTCGGTTGGTCCAATTATCATTATTAAATCTATCCATACCTTCTTCGTTATATTCTTTACAACGTTTATCAAGTATAGCAATTATGTCTTTTTCAAGTTTGATTAATCTTTCCCAAATCATTAATCTCTTCCTTCAATACTTGTTCCTTTGAAAGGATCATTTTCTGTATCTTTATTATTTTCGTCAAATACTTCATTGGTTAATATTAAAGGTTTAGAAGTATCCATTTCGTTCATTTCTTTAAACAATGCTGTAGCACTTGCAAAACAAAATTTACACTCATTTAAAATATTAAGTTTATAAACATTTAAATAACTGTTTATTGTTTCTTTTACTATTCGTTTATATTCTTTTATTTCTTTATGCTTAAATTTGTAATAACGATTAGGTCCTGGCGTTCTTTTCATTATCATTTGACCACCAGATACATCTCCTAAATGTCTAGTATAGATATGAGCGTATAATTTTTCTGCGTCTTCTTTGATTGTTTCAATATGAGCAACATAATCTTTTGTACTTTGAGTTATAGTTGGCTCACCTTCACCTGTCCATAATGCTTTGTAATCATAATGTATATGTTCTCCTCTAGGTAGATTAGGAGTTGTACGAAATAGAGAATTCTCCATTCCATATTTTTCTAATACAGAATAGCATTGTAATTGGTTGTAAAGATATGTGGCGTAAAGATTAGGTTCAATAGAACCAGACATAAGAGTCTTGACAAACTCTTGTCTTTCTGCGTTTTGATGAATTTCTGCTGTTAATTCTTTGATATCGTACATAATATAACCAGGTGATGTAAGAAGATATTACTATCTTCTGGAGAATTAATTAAACTTCAAGACCTTCGTCTTTAAGAGCTTTAGTTTTAACAACTTCAGCTTTAACCAATTCATCTTGTTTTGCTTTATTAGCAGTAGCTTCGTCATCTGAGTCTTGTTGTTTCTGTGCTATTGCTTCAGCTTCTGTTTTGCCTTCTGCAAAGCAAACTACTGCTGAACCGTTCCAAGATAATCTCCAAGGTTCAACACCATCAGGAACATCATCTCTTTTGACTGCTCTTCCTGCTGATACTGCTTCATCGCCAGCGGTTGCTTTATCTGTAAAAGCTGATCCGTCGTGTACATTAAAGTAATATGTTGCCATTTTTTTTAATTCTCCTTAATTATATATTTTATTATGAACCGTACTTACCACCGTAAGTAGAATCGTTGTTTCCATAACTTCCCCACCAGTCAATTTGCATTAACAATGGATAAGCAGTTGAATAGAAACCTCCGTGTAGCCACGTTCTTGCAGCTGTTAAACCGTGATTTCCAGTTTTATTAGTTATGTCTGCACCAACAAGGTTATTGTTGTTTGGAATAACTCCATCTCCTGATGAGCTACCGTCGTAAACTCTAGTTGTCGTAGTTTCATCTGAATCCGTTGGATCAAAAGACCACGCATACGTTCTATGAGAAGTACCGTCGGTGTTGTCTGACCAACCTCCGTGGAAACCTGTACGACCCCAAGCAAACCAAGGATTTCCTCTACTTGATTTAGTTTGGTTAATACTTATGAATTTTTTAGGATTCTCTAAACTCATACAGAATGCATTGATACCAACTCCGTAGTAGTAATATGGTGAATAAATCATTCCCCAAGTACCATCCCAAGTAGTCATAAATTTAGTGTAGTATTGGTGACCTTCCCAAGCGCCGTAAGACGTTGTTGTTGATCCTTGGAACGTTTGCCAAGCATCCCATTGTCTACTTGCACCTGTTATAGCAACACCTGTTCCTTTTACTGAACAATCAAATACACCGTATCTCTTACTGTTACCTTGTTTTAATCCAAATCCAACGAAATCGTTATTACCGACAACTACGCACCAATCTTTATTATTTTGGTTAGTCCAAGTGTCAGTAAAGTATTCAGTTGAAGATAAATTGTCAAAGAATTCTTTAATTCTGTCTATTTTATTTAAACATTTCGTACCTTTGAAAATGTGAATAGTTTTTGAAGTATTTCCACCTTCGTCACCAGAGTGAATCATAACTAAAGTTTTTGTTTTCTCATTGTATCCAGTACCAGTCGCATATGATTGGTCTGTATTTAATAAGTGTGAAGAATAATCGTAGTAATCTATATTAGGACAAGCGTGATTACCAGGATACATTTCTCTCATTGTGTATCTTCTGTTTAAGAACATACGTCTAGGTCTAATACCTTCAGGTAGAACCATATTAAGTTTTGTCCATCCGTTTTGATATTCAAAACTTGAAGTATATTCGTGTAATGAATGCCAAGATACCATTCCATCTCTTGAAGATGTGTACCATTGTGCGTGTGGGTATTGGTCACATTGGTACATACTTTTGTTCCAATATGTCCAAGATGAATAACCTTGTGTTGTTAAATCGTGGTGAGAAACGTGAGTTCCGTGGTCATTGTGTGAATATGAAAACGAAGCGTCACCAGTGATACCAAATCTGTAGTTAGTAGTAGAGTTAGATATTGCACCCCAAGGTGAACCAGTTTCTTTGAAACCAGAATCGAAAACTCTATAAGTCATATGATGGTTCTGGTCGGAGTTATCTCCCCAAAAACCAAATAGAGGCAATGATTCTTTTCTGTGGTCAATTGCCCCAGCTGATCCGCCACCTAAAAGTGTTGAATAGTTACTCATTAAATGTTCTCCCTTAAATCTTTTATTAAACTATTTATATTGTTTATTACTTTCATTTTAAATTATGTTAACAACCATCCAATAAATGAAGAAGTCACGTCTGGTGTTGTTTTAAATGTTAGTCTGAAATTTGCGTAGTTAGAATCTACTGTTAAATTAGTAGCACTTCCCGCTATGTTATTACCAGCTCTATCAACTGTAAGGTTTTTAGATCCAAATTTACCCATTGCGTCAGCAACCATAACGTAATCGTTATCTGCTGGACTTGCAGGTAATGTCATTGTAAAAGCACCGCCGTCTGTATTGCAAATATATGCACCACCAGATACAGCAGTAAAGTTAGCAGTTTTAGTTTCCCAGTTAATTCCAGTTGCATTTGCCCAAGTTGGGTCAGCTGCATTACCTTTTGTTTGTAAAACGTTTCCGCTTGTACCAGCAGGTAATCTTTGAACACCAGAAGCATCCCTAAAAAGGATATCTCCGTGTGTTGTTAATTGGGTTACATCATCACCTTTTTTAGCGATTTTTGACCAGTAAGTTGCATTTGAAGTAGCATTACCAGTTGAAGCTAAAATGCATATAAATGACTCGCCACCAAAAGTTACAATGTCATCTACAACGTAAGCTGTAGCGGCGTTGTAAGCACCTTGGAATACTGGTTTAATTCTGCCTAAATTTATTGTTGCCATAATTCTCTTGTTCCTTATTTATATTTATAATAGTTTATTTCTCACTTTTATAAAATTTGTAATATTTATTTCTATAGTCCTACTGTTAAATTACCGTTAACTATAGTCCACTCTAATCCAGCTTTCCATAGAACACTATCCTCAAAGATATCTTCTTGATTCTTTGTTTTATATCTAGTATCTATGTCGTCTTGACCATTAGTGTATGTTATTTGTAAATTACCCTTCCATTCAGGAGTGTAAATATCCCCACCTGCTAAACTATGTTTACCATTGTAGTAGTATAATTTATCAACAGCACTACCAGGGTCTGGATCAGGTGTTTTTCTTGGAACAACTATTTGTACATATGCGCCACCACTTCCAGCAGTTCCAGAAGTAGTTACATTTGTAGAGTATTCAGTTCCACCACCCCACGTTCCATCTGAAGTAGTTGAAAATTTAAATTGATGTCCAATATTACTTGAGTCAGAAACATCAAATTTGTAAGTATTACCTTCATAAAATTTCATAGTATTTCTAAATCTTGTTTCGTGAGTGATAGGTAATTCATCATCTCCACCGTCTACAATATATTTACCAGCATCCATAATAAGATACATTTTTGATCCTGTAGTATTAAATTCTAGTCCTCTTACATTTCTTATTGGTGCGCTTGGTGTAGTAGCAGCAGTAAAAGTATATGTAGAGTCGAGTGCTTGTGTAGTTGAAATATCAAAACCTGTTACTAATGTATATTCCATAACATCTGAACCGACACTACCACAAATATATATTTTAGTTCCTAATGTATTGAAACCAAATCCTATTGGTGAAGTATCTTCAGCAGCGAAAGAAAATGAATCAACATAAGTTGCTGTAGAAACATCATAGTTTGTAGATAATGAATATTCTCCAACATCATTTCCGTCATCACCTAAAATAAACATTAATGATCCGTCTGCATTAAATCTCATTGTACGTGGGTCTGTTTCTGTAGCAGCTAATGAAAATAAATCTGTATAAGTTGCTGTTTCAACTTGCCAAGCAGTTGATAATGCATATTCATAAACATTGTCAGCAGCGATACTTGCGTCTAAATTTCCAGCAGTACCTACAACATACATTTTAGTTCCAGTATCGTTGAAAGCTAATCCTTGTGGACTTGTTTCTTGCGTACCAACATTGAAGTGTGTTCTCCAAGTTGCTGTAGAAACATCAAATGCTGTTGTTAAATCGTACTCATCAATATGTTTATCAGTATGTCCAACAGTATACATTTTCAGACCACTATTACCAAATCTTACTTCTCTTGGATTTGTATCTTCTGTATGAATAGAAGTACTTTTTGAATAAGTTGCTGTACTAGAATCAAATGCTGTACTTAAATTATATTCATAGACAGCTTGATTACCAGCAACTATTTTAATATCTCTATTAATAGTTTGCCCAGGATTAGTTCTATGAAATCCATAGAATTCATCTTTTTGTTTTGTTGTTATACTAAATTGTGAAAGTTTTGACATAAGTTACCTATATTTATTTATTACGCTACCTCAACTAATTTCCAACCGTTCGTTCCACCAGTCCACACTAAAGTGAATCCTGCGTGATTAACTTCGGCAGTCATATCTTCTGTTAAATTCATAATTTCATTTCCATTTCTACCAACTGTTAATGGTTTTGTTTGAAACGTTCCATTAACATCTAAAAACGAAACTGTATCTCCAGTTAATGGAGAAGCAGGTAAATTAACTGTAGTTGCATATACACTTGTATTTACTAAATATCTTCCGCCACTTGAAGCAGTTGTTGTTGTTGAACCGTCACCTGTAATTGTTTGCCACGGTGTTCCGCCACCAAGACCTGTCCAAGATGATCCGTTATAACCTTCCCAAGCAACTAAAGATGTATTATATCTTATTGCACCTGCATATGGAGTACCAGGTCTTTGTGCTGATGTTCCTGTTGGAGGAACCCAAGCACCGACACCAGCTTTATCTCTTGTCATATATCCTAATATAGCACTTTCTGTTGGTACGGCAGTATTAGAATTTCCACCTAAAGTTTGGTCTGTACTAAATTCGTTTACAGCGGCACCTAATTCTGCACCGATAGAACCAAGTTTTAATTCACTTAATCCTGAAAGGTTAAAGGCGTCTGCATTAAGAGTGGCAGTACCAGTAGCTTGTTCAATTTTGAATAAATCACCAACTCTAAAGTCACCAGTTTGGTCAGTTGATACCCAATAAACTCTTCCACCGTTTTCTTCTGTAACTTCGTCTGATTGGTCATTAGCTTGTGCAGGCGTTCCTGGATAATTTGTTTTAGTTGAATTTCCTGTACCAATATTTAAGAAGTCGTGACCTGTTAATCTTATGTTTGAAAATTTTTCTGTTATATTAGTTGATACGTTAGCAAGTTGTGCTTTACTTAAACCAATATCTTCTGTTAATCTGATTACAGCAGTTCCGTTAGTTAAATCTTCTTCTGAAACTAATCCAACTCTATAGTATTTTGAAAGACCAGAGAATTTAATATTAGCAGCTAATTTAATTATACTTGAAGAAGTTAATGCTGTTGTACCTGATTTAACTGCTAGTATAGGTCCTCTTTGACCTGCTTGAGCAGCTGAAGAATCTCCAAATGTAGCAGATAAACCAACTGTAAATGTTGTTGTATCTTCTTTTGTAATTGTAATTGTTTCACCTTGTACGAAATTACCTGTAATACTTTCTATGTGTAAGTAATTTAATGATACGTTGTATCTGAAAAGTGTAGCAGTCGCACCTGAAGTACCACCTGTTATTGTAGCAGTTCCTTGTCCTTGTACTGCAATTGAATCTTCTATATCGTTAGCAGCAAAACCAGATTGGAAAGTTGTATGGTCATAACTCAACATCAAACCTCTAGTTTGAACATTGACTGGTGTTTCATCTTCGTCTGTACCAGAAGCAACAACTGCTTGTTCACCGTAAGAGTGAGAACAGTTTAGAGCTCTTATAAATCCACCTGATTCAGCATAAACAGCTTTTTCACAATAGTATACGAATACTGATACTGCCTCACAACGTCCTTTTCCTAGGATGTGAATACCGATACCATCATCATTGATTTGAGTAAAGTCATTACCCAACATTGATTTAAATGATTCCGTGTGAGTATTTTTGTGAAGATTACCGTCAATTTGCATTCCGCAGGCACCTGGGTTAACAGATGTACAGTTTTGCATATATGGTGATTTGTTTTTAATATTTCCTGCTGGGTCTAAAGACATAATCGCTTGTTGTATTGGACCACTTGGATATATTTTCTCACCTAATTCGCAAGTAAATTTCATTTTTCCAAGAGTTACATAATCACCAACTGTTAAACCGTTTACTTCGTTTGTAGTTATTGTCATATCACCATTTGAGTGTGCATAACTAGCGTTAGCAAGAGTGAATCTAGTTCCTTCTGCGCCAACTTTTATTACTCCACCGCCACTAATATAAGTGTGAGCGTATTGTGAAGTTCCTAAAGAAACTACAAATTGAGTTGTTGAACCAACCTGTGTTACTTTGTATAATCCTCCAGAACGTTTTTGTCCAGAAAGACCTACGAAAGTCATATTTCTCATATTGTTCCTATCATTTAATAAGAACATATTTGAAGCGTTGTTATCTTCTAAAGATTTAACTGTAAATGTTAAGTCGCCACCGTTACCAACATCAGCAGCTGCTAATGTAATTACTTCACCAACGTGATAACCTGCACCACCGTGGTATGTTATAATTTCTTCTGCAATTCCACCTTTTACAACTACACTCCATACTGAACCAGTTCCAACTTTTGGATAAATCTTTTCACCATCTTTACAATGATATTTTATATTTGCTATTTTAACAACATCACTTGCTGATAAACTATGTGCTGAAGCAGTTGTTATTGTAATAATTCCTGTGCCATTATTGTAAACAGCGTTAGTTATATCTAAAGAAGCATAGTCGGATTTTGTAACTGTTCCACCATCAACATATGTGTGAGCTCTAGCGTCTGTACCAACATCAATTGTAAATGTAGTTGCGTTATCTACAGTTTGAACTGTATAAGGTTTTTCTACTTTCTTCGGGTGTAAATATTTGTATTGTCCGTTAGTAGCACTATTTACGTTATTAGTTAATTCTATTGTTTTAATTTGAGAACCAGTTCCACTTGCTGGCATTATTATTGTATTTCTTAAAGATTCACCAACTACAGAAACGTTTTCTTGTACTACCATTGGTAATTTTTCTTTAAAAGTACCGTTTTTAATTCTGATTATATCTCCTGCAACACTCTTAACATCAAAATTTAAGGCAGTTGCACCACCGATATCTGCACCATCAATTCTAATTTTATCACCTACATTGTGTTTAGCACCGCCGTTAACAATGTCTATTTTTAAAACTCCGCCACTTGTATTAACTCTATAAAGTGAAGGACTTCCAACTTCTGGATAAGTTTTTGCACCTTTAGCGCAAGTATAATTTAATCCCCATACTCTAATTTTATCACCTGTTGATAATGAGTGTGTTGTAGTTGTAAGTGTTATAATTCCTGTACTATGATTATAAACACCGTTTGATACTGCTAATGTAGTGTCGTTTGCTTTTCTAATTGTACCACCACTAACATATGTGTGTGCATATGCTGATGTTCCTAATTGAATTTCTAGTGTTGTTGTACTAGGAGTTGCTGTAATTGTTAATTCTTTTGAAGCATACCCTTGAACTTCATCATATAAATTTTGTGTTCCACCTGTACCACCAGTTACATTTTCATATTCTCTAATTGAATTTGATTTTGCGTGTGTACAAGCATACGCCAATGTTTTATAAGGCAATGCTTCTGTTCCTGGTCCACCGTCTGTTCCTGAAGGAGCAACCCATAAAACGTTTTTACCTGAAATTCCACTCCATAAAATATCATCTCCATCATTAGTTAATACACCACCTGGAAGTCCGAGAGGTAATCTTGCAACACCACCACCATCTTGAACAATCATATCTCCGATTGATGTCATTACAGCAGCAGTATCTCCTTGAGCAATTGCTTGCCAAGTAGTTGCGTCTGATCCTGGTTCTACATTTAGAACTTGGTCTTTTAAATTAACATATGAGTTTGAAGCAAATCTTACTGTATCGCCAATAGTGTATGTTGTAACAGCACTATAGTTACCTTGCCATTTAAATCCTTCTACAACACCTTTCCAATAAGTTGAATTAACAGCACCACTTGCTTGTGATGGTCTTTGATTTTGTGCGTCTAATATACAGACATAAGAATTACCACCATACTGAACTGTATCACCAGTTTTGTATAATGTTCCGTGGACATAAAGTCCAGTTGCATTGAAACCTGTTGTTATTACATCCCAATAAGAATTGTCGGCAGGAGTTTGTCCTGTAGATTCTTCAGCATTAATATATGCATAAGAATATCCACCATAAGTTACTACATCTCCTTTTGAGTAAAGAGTTGAAGCATTATAAGAATCTTCAAATTGTAAACCTTCTGAATAAACAGAAAAGTTTGCTTGAGCGAAATCTGATTGATTGGCACCTGAAGTATGAGCAGTTGTACATCTATATTGGTATGAACCAAATTTTACAACGTCATCTAATTTGTAAAATGTGTTAACTTGAAAGTCGCCTTTAAATGCTAAACCTTCACTAAATAAAGTAAATTTTGTTAAGTCTATATTTGGATCACCACCAGCTGCTGATGTGTATTCAGTTGTACATCTATATTGTCTTCCACCGTATTTAACTATATCATTTAATTTGTATTGAGTTGAAGAAGCATAATCACCTGTAAAGTTAATACTATCTACAAATTGTTCAAATTTTGCAGAGTCTAAAACTAAACTTGCTGATGTGTGAGCTGTTGTACAACGGTACTGTTTACCACCATAACTAACTAGGTCGTTTAATTTGTACCAAGTTGCATTGGCATAAGCACCTTTGAAATAAACTGATTCGCCGTGTACTTGCCAGTAATCTGTATATGTTCCAGGACTTGTATAAAAATCTGTTTCGGCTGCTGGTGATACGTGGTTTTGAATACACACATAAGTATTACCACCATATTTTGCTATATCATCAAGTGAGTAAGTGGTGCTTGCTTGCCAATCACCTCTCCATTTAAATTTTATTCGTCCTAGTTTGAAATCTGCCATTTTCTCTCTTTTTCCCTAATATTTATACATTTTAAACAGCACTTTGGTATGTTGTTGTAGCTACACTTGCCGTTGT